GCGTTGTAAGCGGTATCCCTAAGGAATATACCATTGTTCATTACTGGAGTTGCCATTGTATATATTAATTTAAATTGTTACTAATTAAAATCTCTTGAACAAATTGTTTGGTCTTGAGATTGTTCTTTGTTGTCTGCTTGCTGTAGCAGTTCTTCTTTGTTCAGGTTCTTCTTGTGAAGAAGATCCCATTTTTCTTGCCTCTTCTGTTTTAAGTTGTCTTACTGTTTTTTCTACAGTTTGTTTTACTCCTTGATCTCTTACTTTATTTCTATAAGAATCTGGATCAGATAATAGCCATAGTGCTTCCGCAATTAGACCATGATTTGGTTCTACAAACTGATACTTTTCTAATAAGTGTCCAAGTAGGTTTGTAGGTTTACCAGAAATTGAAGGATAGTTTGGTTGAACTAATCCAGAGTATAAATGACTTTGAACCTTTCTATCAAGTTTTATACCACCAAGTTCACCAACAGCTAATGTGTTATATACATTATCTTGGTAAGCTTTTGCTTGCTGAGCTTGTTGTTGTTTCTTATACTCTTGTTCTGCAAGTTGTCTATTTACAATATCTTCTTGCATTTTATCCAACTTTGGTTTAAACTGTTGAGCTTTTTGAGCTAGTCTTCCTAATTCTGCGTAGTCTTCAACTTCAGACTCAATCTCTTCTGCAGTTCCAAATCCTGTTGCATATAGATACTGTCTTGCAATCTCTGCTTTATTTTCTCTTTCTTGGAAGTTAGCTTCAAATAATTCACGGAAGTCTTTTGTAGTATATTCTTCTAATGGTTTATCATCATCAAAGGGAATAAGTGTACCTTCCTCAATCATTTTAGCTGCTAACTCAGAAAGACCTGACTTGTCTACTTTAGGTCTTCCTTTACCGCCAGCATCTTCCGCCTGAGAAATAAGACTATCAAGTTCATTAATTGTCTCCTCAACTTCTATTTGTTTTTCCTCAGCTTCTACTCTTTCTTCATGAGTTTTAGCTGTTGGATTGTCAAAGAACGTCATATCTGTTTTATTTGCTGAAAAAACAGATTTCTTTTCTGGTTCAGATTGACCATCAGGTAACATGATACTATCAGCACCTGGAGGACCAAAAATTGAATCAATGTCTATATCTACTTGACCTACCGTTGTAGAGTCTTGTACCTGAATTTCTTCAGGAGTTTTGTTGGTTTCTTCCATCTTGTTGGTTTTATGTTATAATTTAATATACAAAATAAACTTGGAAAATTTAAAAGTCAAAAATTAATTTTTTGCACTATATAGCTAAACCTATTTTTTCTTTTTATCAGAAGATTTAGAGTCATATTTATTCTTATTGACTCTTGCTATTTCCAATTGTTTATTTGCTATGTCTTCTTGTGTTTGCAACTTCTGTTGTTCCATACTCATCTTTTGAGAATGCTTAACCATATCATCACTTTGTTTCTGTCTTTGGATATCAGTTTGTGCTTGATATTGTTCAGTTGCTCTAATTTCTTTCATAGCATCCATGTAGTCAGACATTTGATTTTGATTAACATCTGACATTGATCCATATCCAGCAGCTCTAATTTCAGCTACTGTTATATCTTTCTGAATCATCTTATCATCTCTTTCTGCAGCAGCTTGGATATCCATCTGTTTTTGTTTCTCTTGAGAAGCAAGTTGTTCTTGTTGCATTTGCTGTTGCTGTTGCATTTCTTCTTGTTTCTGTTGCTGTAATTTCTGTTCAGACATTTTAAGAACAGTATTGATTTCAGCAATTGAATCAGATTGAACAATTTTACCAAGATCATAGATAGATGCTCCGGTAGTATTATTCTGAATAGCCATTTGTTTTAACTGTTCAAGAACAGCTCTATGGTTTGCAGTGGTACTACAGAATATATTAAGGTCTCTCATTAGAAGATCTGTACCTTCTATTTGAAATGCTACTTTTTCATCAGCCTCTGTAATATATGTAAGTCTTGCAGAAGGTTTTGTTGAATGATAGTATTGTGCTAAGTCAGTACGCATTTGGTGTACTCTAGGCATTAGATAATCACAGTGCTGGATAAAGAATACTTCTGTCTGTGCATAAGATGCTGCAGTAGCTTGTTCTACACCTGTAGCAGTCATCTGAGATAATTGTTGTCCCATTCTTTGTGGGTTAACTCCAATTACTTCATATGCTTGTTGCTTAAAGTGATTAGCTAATTGAACTCTTGACATCAATCGCTCTGTCTGAGATAGATCTAGTTTTTGGAAGTGTTGGAAGTTTAATGCATTCTCTGTATTTGTAATAGAAGTATCAAGAGGAAGCATTTGGAAATTCTTCATTGCAACATATGCTTTAGCATAATTACCTTTACCCCAGTCTTCTCCAAGAGAGTGTTTAGGTAAAGTATTCTGGTCAAGCATAATAATTGTTCCTAATTCATCAACTAGAATGTCTGCAATTTGATTGTTTACAATATTAAAACCAATCTGATATGGCTTCATTAAATCTAGTAGTGCAGTAGATCTTGTATTTCTATCTGTAAATACAGCACCTTCTACAGGTAACTTACATCCGTATAAACTTGAATCACCTTTAAATTGGAATCTTAATGGTCCAATCTTATGTTTATCTACACCAATGTAAATTGGAGTAAATCCTCCAGGGTTATTCATACCCCAGAATGAAGGAATGTTTGGACCAATTTTTACACCACCCCAAACTTCATTAATCCAGATCCAATCAATGTGCTCACCAAATATTAAATTATCTCTAGTTTTATTTTTATAGAGTCTAGTATCATATATTGGTTTATCTGAAATAGTATAATCTTCACTTATAATTTCAGTAGTAACTTCACCCATTTCTGAAACCTTAGTTAGGTGACCAACTTTTTTCTGAGACTTCCAATAAGCTGTAGTTACTCTTAAAAGATATGCAGTTCCTTGATCATAATAATCTTCACCTTCAGCTAAGATTTGAGTGATAATATCAGATCCGTCTAAAACATTTCCACCCATGAATGAAGTATACTGTCTATATGCTAATGATGGCATATTAACGTTCCAGTCATGAGACTTAGTTGCATCATAAAAAGATCCGTCATTTTGTAAACCTCCAATGTTGTATGCTGCAGATCTAATAGGATAGATAGCTTCAAGAGCAGCCATTTGTTCCTCTGTCATTATGTAACCGTACTTGTCAATAACATCAGATGGAGTCATCATATCTGTTTTACCAACCCAGTTACCTTGAGAAATATATCTATTATCAGGAGACTTGTGATAAAATGAAATTACAGGATTCCAGAGTTCTACATCATAATCATCTTCCATCATACGGAAATGCCAGAACTCTCTATCTGTGATAAGCATATCTCTAAAACCTCTTTCTTCTAGCTCATCCATTTTAAATCTTTCCACATCTACTTTATGCTGATGTGTTGCCCATTGCTCAATCATTGACCTATAGTCTTTTTGAAAGAACTTTTCAATTTCTGGTAAAGACTTAACTTTTTGTGGATCTAATTGCTGTTGTGCTTCAGGTGAATTAGGATCTAATCCCTGTGCAATAAGTGCTGAAATGATTTTAGTTTGTGCATCAGCCATTAATGTTTCTTCAACTAAAGATCTTTTCTGTTCTAACATTTCATTATATGAAACATCATCAACAGCTCTATAGGTAAGTTTAGTAGATCTCTTAGCAAATTCACCTACTAAAACATTAATTACATTTGGAATAATTGGGTAAAACTTAAGTTCAAGAGCAGATGTATCATCTTTAGTAAGTGTCTCTACAATATCTCTATACTCATTATTCTCTTCAACTATATAATCTGTTCTGTCAATAATCCCTTTAGCTAACTTATAATTCTTCATTAGCCTACGAGCATTTCTTCTAATTTGTCTTAGACCATTCCATTCTAACCAATCTAAATTCCATGCTGCCCACTGTTCATCTTTTTCTTTTTTGGGAATAAATTGCAATGGTTGAGTTACACTACCTAATCGGTTATGCTCAACCTTTGCTCCCTTTTTTAATTGCATTGCGTTATATACCTGCATAGCTTTTATTTAATATTTTTGAACGGTGATCTTTTAAAGTTTTGAGAATTAAAAGATGAGCTCATCCCTAAATTACGGAATGGACTTCTATTTAATTTAAACAAATTTTCTGACTTTTGCAAGTTTTTAGAGGCATCATCCATGATTACTCTCTTAGAATAACCTCTGTTAGCTTGCTGTATTCTCATGAATGCAACTAGTGCAGCAAATGACACTAATCTATCCACGTTGACTCCATCTGCATACTCTTGCATTTCTTTGAGTAACATAGGATCTGGAATCCTTTCTATTCCGTACTTTGTACGTACAATTGTACCATCTGTTTTAGTTTCCACATCCAGTTCTTCTTTACAGTATTCAATAGCATAACTTAATAAGTGAGCTTTAAATAATGTACCGGTGTTCTTCCAACCATACTCCTGGAATACGTTAGCATTGGCACCAAGATCTTTTAAGAACAGAATCTGACTCTTAGGAACTAAGTATCTCTGTTTCTTTCTAGAAATCATATACTGAATAAACAATGAGATGTTGTTCTCAATTACTGTCCATGCATTATACCATTCTATGATTAGTTCTAACTTCTGGTGAGTTTTATTAATATCATCAAATCTACCACACCAAGCAGCTACAATCTTATCTGGTTCTATGTATGTTTCTGTTTCTCCCATAGTAACTTTAGTAACTTCTACAGGAGCTTTCATAATATAAATAGAACAGAGTGACTCTGATGTTGTAGTCTTACCTTCTGACACGGGGTCAATAGAAGCATAGTACTGACCAAATGTAGGATCTTTAATTGGTCTTTCCCAAACAACAAGTACACCAGTTTTATCTTCTGTTTTCTTACTTATTGGAAACTCTTTGATTGGTTGTTTATCTGTACCCTTAACAGCAATCTTACCATTTTCATCAGTAAATATATCTAAGAACTCGTAGGCATATTCTTTCTCTTCTATTCTTCTTGCTTGTGCAGCAACCAAGTGAGTTGGAAATACTGATACTGATCTATGTGCAAAAGCTTCTTGAATATTTCTTGGATGCTGAGAAATACGTAACTGATAATCTTCAGGAGCAAGTTCTTTTTTCCACTGTTCAAACTGATCATCTAATGCTTTTAATGCTTCTTCTACAAGTGAATTACCATACTCATCTATGTATGGAGGCATTGACCATTGTTCTGGAATAAACAAACCTGACAAACCTACAGTTCCTTTATTATCTATAAGATTAGTTTCTACAGCATAAATATCTTTAGAGAGCGGATTAAGAATCATATCTCTCAATGGATTACACTGAGACAAGTCACCCACAGATCCTGCTGCAATAAACATACCTGTAGTAACCATACCTGAGCGCATGGCCGGGCGCATGTACTCATAAGTCTGATCCATCTTAGGTGCAATTCCTGCCTCCTCATGGAAGAAGTATTTTACCGGACCCCCTACACCATTTGTGGGATCTTTCTCAAATGACATACCTTGAATAGTACCTTTGAGACCAACCTCTGTTTTTCTATCTCCTTTTCTTACTTCAATCTTCTGTTGCCACATCATTACCTTGTCTGGAGACATAGGTCTATACCATGCTGTATGCTCATTTAAGAAGGCTGCGTATTCCTGTAAGAATTTCCAGGATCCTTTTTCATTGATGTAATCTTTAAGACTTGCTCCCATCTTAAGGGTAACCCCCGCTTCAAACCATTGCTGATTTATAAACTTACCCATGTGATAATAAGAAGATGCAATCTGACGTTTCTTTAGAATAGCAGCATGTTTATAGTTTATCTCAGCAAGTAGTTCATATAAAGCCATATGATACTGAGCATCTCTAATTTTAGCAAAGTCAAACTTCTGTTGTTCTTTATCAAAGATTGGTAAGAAGTTTAACCACATGTAGTATTCTCTTGCAAGAAACCAGGTGTCATTATTTTCTTTTACAATTATCCCTTTCCGGCATTTTTGTTTTTGATCATCCCAATAGGCAATGAAGTCTTTTGATTTGAATGGGGCTGTGCAATATACTCCTGTATCTCTAAACCTTCTTGACTCAGATGTAAATACCTGATTAGTTGTATTGTTGAATCTGTAATTACCGGGTTCTTTGAAAACCCCAAATATGAAGTTGCTGAAGTCCTCTCTGGATTCAAAACTTGTGGTTGTCCATGTTCCATTGTCATAGGTTGGTATGTCTTGATAAATCTCACTCATAATTAACTGTCATAAGCTAATCCTTGTCCACCTCTTACTTTGCTTGATTGCTCATCCTGAAGATCTTTATATACTCCTTTAAATGATGCTCTAATCTGATCAAAGTTTTTGGCTGCAGCTACCA